CCCACAACAGGAATGGTGTGTAACCGGGTCTTGCTTTGGCTTGCGCCTCATATACTTTCTTCTTGTCTGCTGGCATTGCTTGATACTGTTCTTCGAGCTTTGAAATGATCTCAGCTTTAGAACGACCTTGCATACCGGGGATACGTTCAGCACCCTGGATAGCATCACCGAAAGCAGCAATAGCTTCTACACCCGGACGTTTGGTATTACCCTTTTCGTCTTTAGTTTTGTAGAGGTCACTAGATGCCTTACGAGTTTCAATAACAGCATTGCCGTAGACAATACGACGGAAACCTTCAGCGTTGATTTGATCAACTCGGGATTTACCTGAATTAATTTCCTCACCAATGAGGTCAACAGCGTTTTCAACAATAGAAGCAAACTGACGAGGTGGGATGTTGAAACCCATTGTTTCTCGTAGTCGTAGTGCTTCCACTGCTAGCGACTCAGCTCGTTGTTTAGGATCAAAGCCTTGGACAACAGGTTTACCTTTACTATCCCTACGATCTAGCTTTTCAGTTAGACGCTTAACAACAGAATTTTCAATCTCTTTATTACGGCGATCAAACTCACTAGGCTCAATCAGGCTTGTTCCTTTAGGAGCAGGTAGATAGTCACCAGTTTGTTTGTCTCGAATAAAGAAATTACCTTTGGGATCGGTATAACCAAGAACAGGTAGGCCGTCATCTTCATTAATAAAACTCTTAACAGATACCGCTCGATTTTCCGTCCCTTTAGGACGAGGGTTTTGAGCTAGCAGCTGAATACCGGCTTGGTAAGCAGCCTCACGTTCTTGGAATGTCTTAGCTTGACGAGCAGCAACAAATAGTTCTTGAGCTTTACCATGCACTTCAGGTACAGCTTCAGATAGATACCTATTAAAGTCTGTCTCTAGCGTTTGTAGACGTTCACGAGAATCTTTGTCTCGTTCAATAGCAGACTGAGCCCGTAGACGTTCCATCTCAAGGCGCCGACGACGTTCATCAGCACTCTCAGCAGCTCGTTGAGCAGTTTCTGCTTGGACCTGCTGGTTATAACGGTTTTCAGCAGAAGCCATAGCTTGATTACCTGCATAGCGAATAGCACGACCAGTAGGGACACCAGTCATAACACCACCAGCTGCTAGTACAGCAAACTTAAGTAGTTCACGCTCGTTAAAGAGTCCTGTAGGTCCATAGATCTTAGCAAACCCATCAGCAAGCCATTTAGTAGGATCTACACCCGGAGGTGGAGGACTTGCTTGTAGTCGAGCAAGAGCTTCTTGAGTAGACGCATCAGCATTAGCACGATCTAGATTCTCTAGTCGGGCCGCTACAGGAGCAGGTAGTTGTTGATTGTCATCTTCAACACGCTGCACATAAGGAATAGTAGAAGCATCTACTGTAGGGATAGGTGCGCTAGTAACTTCTGTTCGAGGAAGAGGAGTATTAGGCACGTTTGCTGGAGCAGGGATAGCTGAACGGATTACATCAGGATTGTTACCTGTAAAGGTTTCGCCTTGTACTACTCGGTTAGGAGGAGTACGTCCCTCAGGGATCGGTGGATTAGGCGGAACTAGAGGGCCAAGATTAGGTTCTGGTTGACCTCGTTGACGAGCACCTCGGCGGCCCCACTGACCTGTAACAGCAGCTCTAGCAGCGGCAGCTTCTTCAGCTTCAGTCATAGGACGAGTCCCATCACCAGCTAGTGGGACTACTACCGATTGAGTACCACCAGATCTACTGTAAGGATCTGGATCAGCAATAAACTGACCTGCAGTTTTCCCTTGTAGATTAGGATTAATGCTTGTAACTTTAGGACCAAGAATCTTTTCGAGAGGCGCATTTGGATCTGCAGCTGCTACTTTCTTAAATCCAGCAGGACCAACTACCCAAGCACGATTAATGTTATCAGGTGTGGGTTCAATACCATCTGCTTTAAGACGCTCTGCAAGGATATCTTTATAAGTATTACGATATTCAAGCTGAACTTCTGGCTTACGGAAGTCAGACCCCTTCAATTCAGGACGACGTTTTTCTACGTCCTTCCTTGCTGCGTCCACCATTTGATAGAGGCCCGTAGCAGAACTGTTGGGGTTTCGGGCCAAAGGGTTGCCACCTGATTCCCGACGAACAACATCTTCGTCTGTTAGTGTAACACCTGTTGTACCGTCTTGATAGCCTTTTACTGCTTTGTCAACAGCGTCGTCAATTTGTTTTTGACGTCCTGATACCTTTTGGCGAGCCTGAGCTGCAGCTCCAGAACCCAAAGGAGGGGTTGGAAAAAGCTGTCGAATAGCTTCAGCAGCTCGCTCCGCCATTGTAGGATCTTTGACTTTAGTTGTTCCACTTTGGAATCCTCGTGTAGCATTATCAACTGTAGAATCAATTTGTTTTTGACGACCACTAATAGCTTGACGAGCACTTTCGGCCATGCCACTACCTAGAGGCGGCGTCATAGAACGAATATAGTCGTTCATCTCACGGCCTTTTTGAACAAGACCTTCAATGATACCTTTATAAGCAGGGTTTTGAGCTACAGGAGCAGGAATAACTGCTTCACCCGGAGTTAGTAGTGCAGGTACTTTGTCACCTGGACCTGCTTCGGGATTAGTAGGTTTAGAGGGAGCTAGTGGTGCTTTGTTTTGGGCTAGGACCTTGGTTACAGGGATCCCGTCCTTCTCAGCTTTAGCTAGCGCTGTGGCTACTTTAATTTTATGAAGCTGTTCTTTACGAGCTTCATCGGCGAAGAGCTTGGCGGTTTCTCGCTTCTCTTTACCAACAAGGGCTAGTGGACCCATTAGGGATCTCCTTTAAATATGTGTATTAACCTTGACCACCAAGATTAGTCGCCATAGGATCAACCCAACCAATGGCGCCACCTTGCCATGAAGGCATTTGGTCAGGACTACGTTGTAGCATAGTTCCGGGAATGGGTAGCGATGGTGGTTGATAGATAGGCGTACCATTATAAGTAGGTTGTGCAGGAGCAGCAGGGGCTACCGGAACAACTGGTGCAGTACCACTACCTTTACCGCCACTACCACGAACACCCGGAGTAGAAGCAATCCTAGAACGACCAATAGCAGCTGGGTCGAAGGGTGATAGCTCTGAAAAGTATTGGGTAGGCGCGCTAGAGCCTTTAGAAATAAAGCTACCAGATGGAATTGGTTTAGGACCAATATTCATTTGACCCATAGCAGGAGACATGCCTTTACCACCAACATTAGGTGTTCCATTTTGGAATCCAAAGATACTACCAACACTATCACCAGCTACACCACCTAGTTTAGAGCCAATGAAAGTACCCACAGGACCAAATGTAGAACCTGCCACAGCACCTAGAGCGGCTCCTGCAGCTTGATCATATTCACCTTTAAGGGCACCACCAATAGCTGCCATAGCAGGATTACTTACACCAGCTAGACTCGGAATACCAGAGGCAGCGGCTGAAGTAGCACCATCCATTGCAGCTACAGAAGCAGCATCGAATGCACCACCAGCGGCTTGCAAAGTCTTCTCAATAGGGGCCTGTTTCATATAGTCTACGACACCACCAACAGCACCGTCGACGGCCATATTAGTAGCCTTTTGTTGTAGCTGACCAAGCGGTCCTTGCTGCATTTGAACAGGAGCGGGCATACCAGCATCAGCTGCCGGTTGTAGAACGTTAGGTGTTTGTTGTTGAACACCGGTATTACCCCATTGCCACGGCTTATCAAAGTCGAAGGCCATAATTACTTACCTCCAGCTTGCTGTTGTTGACGGGCAGGATTACCAAATGTAGTTGAAGCATATCGTTGTAGAGCTTGCCAAGCAGCATCACCAGACTCTTGTTCAATACCACGAGCTTGTGCTCCAAGTGAAGAGAATGCTTTAGCAGCACCTTCAGCAACACCAGTACTACCTTGTACGTTAGCACCAATACCTTGTTCAGCACGTAGGCGGTTTTCAAAGTTCTGTTGAAACATATCACGGTCAATAGTAGCGAACTGAGCTCGTGTTGCAGCATTGTTAGCACCCATTTCTACCATTTGGCGAGCGCTACCTAGAGTACCACCAGCCCCATAACGACGTCCTAGTTCAGCTGTTTTCATGTCAGCTTCTAGGATAGCTTTATCTTTAAGAGCGGCTGGGTCATAAGCTCCTTGAGTAGCCATACCTTCTAGTCGTGTTTGTTGCCCTGTAAGAGCACCAAGATTACGATTAGCAGTATCACCAATAGCTTGAGCACCAGAGCCGAAGGCTGTTTGTAGTAGCGGATTAGTATCAGCTACGTTACCAAGGTTACCAATATTAAATTCGTTTTGTGTTTGACCTGCGGCGGCTTCAATATAGGGACGTGCCCAAGCGGGAATGGAGTCCACTGTAGGAACACTACCACCTTTCCATCTTTTAGAGAGAATCTTTTGTCCCTTTAGCATAGGAACTCCTTATTATAGCGATTTACGCATTACGTGGTAGGCTAGCTCGAAACCGGGGAGTACTTTAGGTAGGGTCTTAGACCAACCCGGACGGCCCCAAGTTTCGATAGCTACACATCCATTATTCTTTGCGAAGTCTTCAATGGCAGGGTACAAATGAACCCATTCATTAAAGTTTTCTCCTGACAGACCAATTACATGTAGAGTCTTATGTCGAGAGTACTGAATGAATTTAGTTAGTACTACTCCACGAAGATTACCTTCGTTGTGAATTACCCATAGTTGAACTTGATAATTCAAGATACCATTGAGGTAATCAATCAGCTTACTTTCGCCTTGACCATGATCAAGTGCTTTCTGAAGAGGCTCCTTAACGAGAGGCCAGACGTCTACCGCCTTCTCGGGGAGTAGTAATTCAATTTGCATTTATACCTCGATTTGATAAATTTGACCTTCGTAGTTTACAGATGCACCGGCGTTTACTGAACCTACAATTTGTAGTTCTCCCGTGCCAAGATTTACATTGTATCTAAAATAAGCGTTACAGCTACTAGTAAATCTTAGTTCATAGGTTCTACCTTCTACTAGCCCTGTAAATACGCGTGCTACATTATAAGGGACTCTAGAAATACCGCTACCATGAGCAAAGGCAGTAGTATCCTGCGCGTAAGAACCTGAGATACCTAGCATTGTTACTGTATCGTACAAAGAAATATTATTTGTAAGACGAAACTCGCAAAAGGTTACGCCTGGAGTAACTGCAATTACAATATCCGCATTAAAGATAGCCAGTACAGTACTAGCAGTAGCAACAAAACTTAGAATGGTTTTTTGGTCATTATAGTTAGGATTAAAGCCGGGGGCACCAAGCACTACTGCATTTGCACTACCCGTGACCGATGCTTGAAAACCATTAATAAAAGCATCAGTACCGTTAAAGACAATATTCCTAGAAGCATTACCAATAGCAACAGCGGTTACTGTAGGGCTAACTTGTTCGATCCTAAGACCAGCACCAGTCATTGTAGTACCACTAATAGCAGGGTTGTTACCTAGGATAGCGTTACCAGCAACAATAGTACCAAGATCAGCGGAAAGGTCACTGAGTTGTTTAATATCAAGTTCTACAAATGTTCCCGGATCAATTGTCCACTCGTCACCCGGATCAGTAGAGGATACTTGGAACTCAATACGGCGTCCTCCTAGGATTTGGTAATATAGAAAGTTACTAACGCCGAAACCTCCAGTGGCTTGATACCATGTGTAGTCGGCCGGATTAGTGCTTTCTACTGTATCGTCAGTATTACGGACACCATAGAAGAACCTGTTAGTAGGTGAGTCAGAAAGGTTGGTACCGATGTTGTCATCAGCGTACTTAATGTGGATGTACTTAAACTTGTATCCAACAAAGGTACCGTCCTCAGTCTCCAACCTACCATTCAATTCAATGATTGCTGGACCGGCTTTTACCTGTTGCTCAATGTCATACAAGAAAGCATCCAAATCATCATTACCTGTGATTGGAGATGTCATTATTACCTCTTAGTAAACGGTTGTAGCTCAAACGCCATAATGCCTAGACGCCAAGGGGCTTGTCCAGAAATCTTATAGTTAAGAACCCTACCACCAACACGAGGGTCTACGCGGTAGCCTCCTTCAGCACTATTAGGGATAATAGTCATAGCATCTCTACCAGACGGATTACTAAAGTCAGCAGGTGTTGTATAGTTATTTTGTGCTGTAACTGTAATCGTCATTGCAGCATTACCAATAGTATTATCGAAAAGAGGAGCAATACCTGTAACATGTAGACCACCTAATGTGTCACCACTATTAAGGCGTTCTCGCTGGACATAAGCAGTCATCGTAGAAAAAGTATCATTACTATTGTTATACAAGTTGTGACCACTATCTGCTTTAAGGATACGCTGACGATTGTTAGTAATTAGGTGTAGCTCTTCTACCGCATAATTGTATGCACTTGAAATTAGAGCCGGGCCATTAAAGCCAAAGATAACATTAGCATCGGTACGAATAGACCATGTATCAGAGCTATAATTATAAATTAGTACTTCGTTGCAAGTAGTGGAAGTGCCCTTAGGGTAGTGAATCCAGATTTCTTTGTATCGTGGATTACGTTGTACGAATACTTGCTCAACAGCAGACCTATTAAGGTTATTAAAGAAGTAGTCTTTAACGCGATTTTCCGCAATAGACTGAATACCACCACTACCAGCATGTACGTAGATGTCATTACGGTCAATAACAAAATGCTTACCTTCGAATTCTGTAACACAGTTAGTATTTAGAATACCATATCCACGAGCATAAGGTGCGATAGTAGATCCATTCTTAATAGACAACACATGGATGCTATCGCTAGAATATACGTACATATTACCACGGAGCTCTGCCATATCAAGGATAGGGCTAGTACTATTAATCTCAAACTCATCAGCTGTATCTGTGGTAAGACCCGGTTGCCATACATCAGGGATAGCACCTGTAGCAGCTTGCACAGACACCCTAATAGTTGAAGGAGCATACGTTGTTGTAGCACCTTGAATTAGAGTTAGGTTAGCAGCTACTAGTGAGTATCCTAGTTGTCGAACAACTTTAGCATATACAGTAAGACCAGCAACGTAGTTCCAATTAGGAAGGGGTTGGAAGGCTGAACCAGCTACAGGGTCTCCAAAGAGCATATATAGAGGTGTTGACTTACCATTGTTAGCAACAATAGCATAACCACCATTAAAGGTAATCATATCCCATCGGCTATTTGTGTAGTCAGGGCTAACGCTCGATAGCACGCTTGATTGGCTACCGCCAGCATCAACACGGACACCGTTACCATCATTCATGAAAATATCATATCCTTGGTCTGGTCTGCGCCAGTGAATACCTTGCTTGGGAGTAATACCTGAGATTACTCGATAGGTATCTTCTCCAAGGATAGACGAAATAGACTGGTTGTTAAAGCGAACATTCCTTACGTCCGTAAGCACATTCTCAGGTAGGGACATATAAGGGACGTCCTTAACAACACCACCACGCCCTAGATCTTGAATTTGCTTAGCAGGCATGTTTATATCCTTTACTTAGCGCCGAACACTGCAATAGCAAAAAGCCTTTTAAGCCAGCCGCGACCAAACGCATTAAAGTTGATCGTACCAATATACCTGAAGGCCCTACGCACAAGATACAGTAGCTCACCTTCATGTCCAGCTGCTTTAACAGCTGCTAGTGTTCGAGGACCAATAACACCATCGGGAGTAGTCCCAACAGTTTCTTGCAGCATACGTACTGCAGGTACAACGCCCTGATTCACAGCGGCGTCGAACACGTAAAGGCTCATAGGCCACTCTAGCTTTTCGCACTGTGCAGGGATCCAGTAATCTTTATGGTAAATCTCTTTAGCTCGCTCAAGGGTCATATTTTTAATATCTTCCCTTGGATGGAACTTTTTAGCAATACCATACTTTGTTTCTCCGCCGGGGTCTCGCGGGTCATTTACATAACCACCTTCAAGACCTACGACATGTTCGAAGGCTTTATCGAAGTTCATTTAGTTGCCCCTTTAATCTTTTCAAGTGTACGCAGGCCACCAAGACCAAGCATACCACCTAATACATAGAATAGTGCTTCTGTATCAATAGGGGGAAGCTCCGGCCAACCATTAATGGCCGCGACCCATGAGAGGATAGGTTTAAGGAGGACCGCATAGGCGAATCCCATACCACCAACCCAACCTGCCCATGGTCGCCATCCAGCAACAAAGACACTTTGGTGTTGAGCTTCTTTAGCATTAACTTCTAGTTGAGCTAGAATTTGTTTGAGATCACCATCACTGGCCATCTTAACAAGTTCAAACTGAGCGGCTGCTTTAGCTTCTGGATCAGGGATCAGGCGGTCAATTAGTTTCTCTCCGAGGGATAGGAGAGGTGCGAATGCTAAAATACTCATTTATTATGTCCTTTAGTTTCTACTCTCTTTTACGGCCACTGCAATAGCTGTTAGCTGTGCTTGGACACCGTCAAAGCGAGCGTCATATTTCGTTTCAATCCTTTCTAGACGATCCTCTACTCGCGATAGATCCACTTTCAATTCGTCTTTAAGGTCTTTCATATCTGATTTAGTTGCGTAGGCAATCTTCATACTGTTAACTTGTTCTTTCAGCTCGTTATGGGCTTTACGAAGGTCGCTGTGATCATGCCGAATTCCGCGCCATACATAAGTAGCTAGAGCAATGAATCCAGCAGAGACAGCTTTCCAAAGCCAAATCAGAATATCAATGATAGGCTCACCTAGAGTCATCCAATTCCTCCCGGATCTTGTATTGTAGAAACTCTAAGGACTTGGAGGAAGTCCCTAGAGCTTTATTAAGTTTGAAAGTTAAACACAGGTGTAAATGCTACTCCAAAGTCCGAACTATCAAATCCAGTGGTAAGTTGAAAACTAGGATTTGCTCCAGCGCCATTAAGTCGAAACACACCGGCAAGGCCGTTATCGTTTCCAATATGCCATGCACCACCTTCTTGAAGAATTCCACCACCCCTCAATGGAGGATAAAATCCTGAAGTGAGGTTAAACACTACACCAGCCCAATATTGTTTACCTGATTGGAGGGTCAGTGTTGGGAACGGTCGCCAAATATAAAGATTAGCTGCTCCAGAGATAACAGACATAGTTGGCAACTCAAAAGAGCCACTATCAAAAATAACTGCACCTGGACGTTTGTCTGTAGGCGAACGTTCTTCCCAAATAATGTAACGAATAAACGCATCATTAGCGCCGGGATCGTAGTCGGAATTACCTCGCATAGACATTCTAGAAAATGTCATTGTTTCTACTACACTAATTGGAATAGCATAGACTTCATTAAACTCTACGTTAGTACTAGACCCTGGAGTAAACGTTGTAAAACCACCTTCAGAACGAAGAGTAGTAAGTACAATGTTTCCTCCTTGGGCATACATAGAGGCTCCTAGCACATTTTCCATTAGTCCTGCGAGACCACTTCCGCCTGCCCCTGAAGAGGCTTGCCAACTAAAGTCACCATCTGTAGTACTGTCTTTAGTAAGGATTGACCCTAGAGCGCCACCATTAAGGTCGTTGAGTTTATTTTTGTTGTCTAGTGATTTACCCATTATAAATCCTTATAGCTCTGCATTTGCAATAAAAGTTGCTCTAAACCAATTGCCAGGAGCAGCGTTTAGGATACCATCTGCAACAATATATCGATTTGTAGCTGCAACAATACTACCTACAGTATAGAAGAATCCGTTTCCGTTTCCTGTAGTAAATGATGAAATATTACCAACCAAATCAGCCCACGACATTATAGGCACGGCTCTCATATCGGCGGGAAGGATTGTTACAGCACCAGCATAGTTTGCATTTACTGGACTTCCAGCTACTCCACCAATCAGACCGATGCTGTAGTAACGTTGGCAAAGAATTGATTCAATACCGTCAGGACGATGTTCAAACGGTGTTGCAACAGAACCAACTTCTAGCTGAACGCCTGTAAGAGCAAAAATGTTACCGACTGTATCCATACAGTTAACTTGAGCCGATGTAGCAACAAAGTTACCTGTTTGCCAAGCATTTGCAGTTGTTTGGAAATTGGTTCCGCAGTACAAAGTCCAGTTAATACCAACTCCTGTGTTAGTAGTCCAGTTCCAACCACCCGCAGTAATCAAACCACCTGTAACAGTAATCTGTTTAAATTCCCATGTGTTAGCGGTATTGATTGTGTAAGTTGTAACAAACGAACGATCTTGAGAATTGTTTCGGAAGGAAACACAATGGGTTCCAGTTTTAGACGAACGAACCCAAAAGGATAATGTAAAGGTACGTCCAATCAAATCCCTAGCTAGAAATCCCTCTAACCTGTGTTCAATAATGGCAACATCACCTGCTGCAACAGTAGTATCAGCAGTAGTAACAGCTACCCTAGCACTAAACTGAAATTCATTATTTGGAGGAACATCCGGTTCTTGAGAAAGAGTGACCTGAGGACCGATAGCAGCGAGACCATACGAAAAACGATCAACGAAATACCGACTTGCTCCAACTCCGGTAAACAACACACCTCGTTGGGAAAGCACCATCTTACCGTTAATAATCTTATTTTTAAATCCGCTAAAAGGAGAAACTACCGACCCTTGGGATTGAAGGTTACCGGAAGCACGAATGTTTCCTGTAACGTCTAGTGTTTCAACCGGAGGAACAGTGCTACCAATACGAACGTTACCAGCAATGGCATTATTAGCCAGTCCGTCCATGAACAAATTCCAGTTGGTAGCACCAGAAGGAAGCTGTCCTCTGAATCCATAGTTTGTACCTGCTCCAACCATTGAAGAGGTAGCTGTAAAACCAGACTGAGTTGTTACAACTGAACCAGCTCCAATCGTTCCTTGAGCTGCCCGATAGTGGATCATATCGTTAAGCGTAAAGGATGCAGCTACAGTACTAATAGAAGTACTAAAGCCACGACCTTCTGACGTAACGGCCGATTGAATTGTACCTTCAACAGCGGCTCCAATAGACGTAACACCACCCTCAATATTTCTATTAATTCGAAGATTTGTATTGTTGGCGGTTGTTGTTCCTTGGAGTAGGCGACCCGCGATATGGTTATCTGCGGTACCATCCATAAATAGATTCCAGCGATTAGCTGCTGCAGGGATAAGCCCGCGAAAACCATAGTTATTAGTACCACCAATCATAGAGGAGTCAGCTCTAAAACCCTCTTGATTAGTGATAGTAGATCCTGCACCAAAAGTACCTTGCTGTGCTTGGAAATGCCTTAGATTTGCTAGAGTAAAAGAGGCTGCAATAGTTCCTAGCGAAGACCTCCAACCAATAAGGTTGTTAGTTACATCAGCTTGGCCAATAGCACTTACGTCAGCTAGGATAGCAGTGGTACCTACTCCTGTTAGCGCTGTAGTAATATCTAGTGCTTTGGAAGTTGCAGCTACAGCATTTGGCCCTACAACCAACCTTGTGTTTGCATAAACAGCAAAAGGAGATGATGGTCCAAAACTTAGTTGGGCATTACCGTGAACTCCCCATGACAAACTTTGGTAGGATCCTGCAGAAACTTCCCTTACAATAAGGTTATTAGCGTTACCATTATTAACAAAAGTAACACCAGTAGAAGTGTTGGATTCATCAATTCGAATACCAGAAGTCGAGGCACCTAGTGTAACTGTAGCTCCAGAGTTAAATTGGTTGCCAGTAAAGACGGCGTTAGACAAATTAACTACTACGTCTCCTAGAATACGCACACCAATGGTTTTACCACCATTTACACCTGCTGGTGAAGTACCACTTAGGATGCTTAGCTTACCAATTTGGCCACCCAAAAGGGTCTGGCTACCACAGTCAGTAAAGCGTACTCCACCTGCTGCTTGTGAAGTGTAAATATCTTCTAGGTGGTGGTAAAGAGTTGCTGTTCCAGAAACACCAATATCGATATCCCAACCAGAGGCTGTAAGGTTTCTAGTTACCCAACCTACATTTGTGCCTACAATACGAATTCGGCCTGCTCCAGAGTAACGTAGGGCAAAATCACCCATATTAACAGAGCCACAGTTATGCAGTGTAGGGCGGGTACCTGTGATTGTGAACCCATTACCTGTGAAAGTACCACTTGTGTCTTGTAGTACAATATTTTCAAATTCACAGTCATTACCTGTAACGGTTAGTAGGTTACCATTAGAATTCTTTGTGATAACACCAGTACCTTGAGAGGAAAATACTTTCTGAAATGAAGTAGCTACATTAAGCACTCCACCATTAACTCTATAAGCACGACCCACAAGATCAATATCTAGTCCAGTTGCAAGAGCAGCTACAAAAGCGCTAGTATCATTTGCTACATTATCCCCAATAGCTCCAAAGTCTAGGAGAGATACAGATTCACGCAACTTAGATTGAACGTTTCGAGCAATACTACCTGTGGATCCTTGGATATAGCCTACAAGAGCAGAATCCATTGAGCCTGTTTGAACCAGATTGCTAACATGAATACTAACTTCATCACCAACAGTAGCGCCTGTTGTAAGAGTAATAGTGGAAGGGCCGGATTCGTTGTAGTCTACTCCTGAGACTAGACGCAAACCATTTACGTACACTTGTACATTATTAGTTCCTGCAGTATATGTAGCAGGGGAAATATTGAAAACAGTTTGGCTTGCTGTAGCTGTAAAGTTATATACTTGAGAAGAGCCAGAAGTTTGAACTTCTTCCCAAGCAATACCATCCCATACGAACATAGCATTTGCTGTACTATTATAGTATAGAGAGCCTACTTGTAGGGGATCACCATCATTGTTTAGGCTAGGAGCAACAGCAAAAGAACCTAGATAAAGATCAGTAAATTCATCTAGTGCTGCTGCTGCGGCAGCCTCAGAGGCGGCAGCTGCAGTGGCTGCGGCGAGGGCATTATTAAGGGCATCAACAGTAAGCGAATTTACTTGGGCTGCACTCGAATCCCCTTCTTGGAACATAGGGCCAGTAACCCCTGCATTGGAAGTACCGGGTCTTTGTTTGTAACCCATATTAAATTCCTTTATTAAATGAGACCACCAGTATTCACATTCATTTGAACGTTACCACCTAGTGCTCGTCGTTTCTTTTCTTCTTTGTTAATGCTTTCGATGCTATCAAAGAATCGTTTACCGTAGCGCGCTTCCATTTGCTCATCAAACAGATAAGAGCCTAGATAGTGGAGAGCACCCCAAAGGAGTAGCTGCTCACGATCCCGCTTAAGCCAGTTATCTGCCTCTTTTCCAATGTAGTATTTAGTAGTTACAGTTGAATTATAAGCTTGGGCTTCTGCTAGGGTATTAAAGACTCGTTGACCATCTACACCTGTAGAGAAGTACAGAGGTGTGTCTGTAGTATCTGTCGTTAGTGTTAGGAACGGCTGGCTATTATCAGCAACACCAAGGATGTAGTTGATAGCGTCTACAGCATAAGTAGCGTTCATTGCTTGTAGGCGACGGTAGTATTGAATCTCGATTTCATCATCTACTTTAAGTTGTGGGTAGATGTATAGATAATCATCTTTCCATGTCCAGTAGTGGCTACTGTACTTTTCAGCGAAGGCATTAAAGAAAGTTCTATTATCAGCAATCTCGTCGTAGATGAATGCTTTTTCACCAGATACTAGCGGTACCTTCTTAACGTAGATGAACTCTACGAGATCAGAAGGGATCGGAATACGGGTGTGGTCCGTATTAACCGGATTATCTTGAGCACTTACTACGTAATTAGCTGTTGCTTCCAAAGGAGGGATTCTAAGCTTTTCGTAACAGTCATTGGCTGAATACTCCAGACAGTCATTGATGACACTATCGGGGACAGTAGCAGCTTCACGTTTGTTACTCCAATCCCTTGCTTTACCTGCAATAGTATCATATAGAGGTGTACTAACTGGAGTAGGCATGTTTAGATCCTCTTAATATTTGACATTAGTAGGTTAGGATATTCTGTGCGGATGATTGACATAAGACGACGTTTACCTTCAGTGTCATTCATGAAGTCAGGCGAGTGTACGTCAATACCGTACTTAGTAAGAATATCAATAGCTACAATATCGGGAATAACACAAACTGGCCGAATGCTTGGCCTCTTAAGAATACTTTGTTGATCAGAGGCATCACGAGCACGCTTAGCGTATTCATTGTAATGTGAGACGTCTTGATCTAGTCGAAATTTATCACCACTGAGCCTCCAAGTGAAGCTATTAGGGTTATCGTCTTGTGATTTAAATCCTGACATAATTGTTTACCATGTGTCCTAATGTTATTATGAAATATTGTCTCTATTAGTGAAAATAGCGTCAATACCTCCCGCATCATTTAGAAGGCCGTACTCGTAATAAGTATTAGTGCCATCAAATGCAGGAATAGCGGCTACAACTGTAGGGGTTGGGCCAAAAGTGACATCAGTAATACGTCCTGTAGCATTCACTGTCAGAACAACACCATCATTGGTAATTGTTTGAATACCAGCAGCAGTACGTACACGTAGGTGCATTGCAGACATAATATAGTCTCCTTAAAGTTGGAAATAAAAAGGGAAGGGATTTCTCCCCTCCCTCTTTTAGGCTATATTATAGACCTGATAGGCCGAAAATAAGGCCCGAACCACGAGGATTCTTAACCTCTAGTGTGCCTTCCTCGATAATCTGTCCGATGATCGAGTCACCAAGCTGACCAAGGTCAACTTCTTGCATAGGACGCAGAGCAGCCCATGCAAACCACTGTGGATCATATAGGAGAGCCGAGAAGTTCTGAGCACCCGGAGTTCCAGTAAGTGTAGCTGGAAGACCCATGATGTAGTTAGGAACCACCATGATGTCACCAAAGTCAGACATGTAGATTTCTACCGACTGACGTAGCTTACCATCCATATCAATGTTACGACGAACATTACCGTCACCGGCGCTCGCAGTAGCCGAACCAGCAGCTTGCGCTTTGGCCGAGAAGACACGACGGTTAGCAGGCGAAAGCATTAGCTTAGTGGCCTTACCACCCTGCTCGTAAATAGTCTGCATAAGCTCATCGACGTGCGATAGGCTTAGCGAAACTAGATCAGCACCAATAACAGCAGTGAAAGTACCAGAAGTACCACCACCAGCGTTAACCGGAGCAGTGTAGTCAGCAGGAGCAACTAGAACGTTACGAATGTTCTGGTTAACCCAAGCTTGATAACCACCGAAGCGGCGGGTACCACCTGTAGTGCTCGACTGCCACGAGTGGACGAGGTCGAACTCTTGGTCACGCTTCATTTCAATACCACGCTTCTTCAGCTGGTAAGCGTATTCGTCAGCAACACCGGCTTGGTCAACAGCGCGCTTAGTACCAGTAACGGTAACAGTCTTCGAGTTGATCTGGCAAGCATTAGCAAGACGAGTACGGAATGGTTCAGCGTTCTGAGCAGCGTTAACAGCTGTGTACGAAGCACCATCAGCAACAGCGCTCGAAGTAGGCGCTGCAAGCTCGTCGGTCTGCCATTCGTGGAGAATAGCAGTAGCTTTAGTGCGACCGATAGAGCTTAGGAAAGGAGTTTCATCTCGCGAAATCATCGAGATGAAGTTAGCAAGATCTTCGCGCTCTCCAACGTTACCAGCATTACCAGTAGCAGAAGGCGAGCGTGCGGCGGCTTTAGGACCACCAGCGGTAAATGTATTACCCGGCATAATGTATTACCTCATAATTAACAGTGATGAGTTTACAATTTATGGCGAAGACTTGAAATAGATTTGAGGAAGTTGGTTTCATCTGCTTTAGAAGCACCACCTTGAAGAACCTTATCGCGGAGAGACTTTTGTTCTCGTTGATCTTTAGTCTCTTTAGAAGGGCCTTTCTTAGCAGGGGTTGCTTTAGCAGTAGGAACACTTTTACGTTTGACCACACCGGTCTCCTTAGCAAGTTTAAGCTTGCGGTAGTCGTTCAGTACACGAACAACTCGGGCATCATAAATTTGATTTAGGAGTTCTTCAGGGAGTCCTTCTTTCAAGGCAAAATCGCGGATACTCTTGGCAAGCTTCTCATCGAATTCAGGGAGTTCTTGTTGGATTTGTTCCTGAAAATTCTGGAGTAGTTGTTGTTGCTCTTCTGCTTGTTTACCTTGAATCTTTTCAACGATGGCTTTAGTACGTTCTTCGCGCTTGCGACGAACATCCCAATACTTTTCCTGCACACCTTCGAGTTCTTCTTTAAGTTCCCGAGCAGTGTAAGAGTCGCCATCTTCTTTAGCTTTAGTGATCTTACCCTTAATCTCGTTGTACTGAGTAACGAAAGCTGCTTCAGCAGAAGTTAGCTCTTCGTGTAGGATAGTACCGAGTTGGACAAGCTCATTAAGCTTAGTGTTCCGTTCTTCTTCAATCTGTTTCTTGAGTTCACCTAGTTCTCGTCCCTTTTGAGACAGATGCTGATCAGTAGCGTAGCCCTTGCGGATTTCTTCTAGGGAAACATGTACAACCTTACCGTCAATTTTGACAGGTACTTTGTACTCCCAATCAATATCTTCTTCAGTAGGAAGGTCTGCGTTTTGGGTAGACTCTTGTGAATCATCCTCATCAGTTTCCTCTTCAGAAGCTTCTTGATCCTTATCTTCATCTGAGTCATCAACGGCGTCCTCGGATGTCTCTGGGACTTCTTTTGTATCTTCATCCGATTCTTCCGGAGTCTCATCAGTCTCACTTTCGGGTAGAGATTCTTCATCATCCTTTAGACCGAGGAGTGCTCGGGCAGGGGAGTTGCGAAGAATGTCAGCCATGAGGGCATCAGCAGACTCGTCACTATTATTAGCCATGTCATCTCGGGCTTCCATACGTTCAAAATCAGCACGGCTGATATTACTAGCAGGAGTCGAGGTAGAGAGGTCTGTACGTAGCATAGTTGTTTAACCTTTATTTAGTGGCTTGCTTTGCAGCACGAGCTTCACGCATACGAGCCATATGGTCGCTAGACTCTTTATGGTCGGGTTCTTCTTTAAGAACTTCCGAAGGCTCTTCTTGTGATTGCTCTTTATCAAGCTGTTGAATGATTTCGAAAGCATTTTGCAGTTGTACTAGGATTGGAGCGTAGCTTTGTGCTCGACCAATACCACCAGCAGAACCTGCATTAGCAATTTCTCGAATAATTTCTGCGCGAGCTTTCTCTAGCACTGCGCTTGCCACTTTGTAATTCTGTGTCATGTGTCCTATTCCTTTACTTGGGCTGCTCTTCTTTAGCCCTTAGGTGTGCGGCTGCATTAGCGCCGAACGTATCGTACTCAATGAGTTGATGTTTGACTTGGCCAAGGGCCAGTGCAGTGTGATAAAGGAACTCTCGTTCTTTAACTGCATGAGGCTCACTCTTAAGCCATTTTTCAAACAATTTAACAAGGATATCTTGGAAAGCTTCGTTGAAGAATTGCTCTCGTTGAATATTCGTGAATTCGGCCCGTTGTAGGGCTACTTGAGCATCACGGAAAGGTTCTACGATCTCTTCTCCAGCGGCATTCCTTACAGGCTTAATCTTCTCTTTAAAGCCTTTTGCGTATTTTTCCACTGTTGTTTTACCTCAATAGGATATAGAGGCAGGGTAGTCTTTAATAACTACCCGCCCAAGAAATTAACTTTTCTAATAGGGGCCACCTAACTCATTGAACCGCATCGGTTGGAGGTGGTGCAGCTGCAGGTTCATCCTTTTTGATTTCCACTTCCGGGTTACCAAGAGGTGCCGAAGCATCCATAGCAACAATTTGCATCGCCATTTGCCAAAGCTTTTCAATATCAGGTGCAGGAGGCGGGTTAATACCTTCCTTCTGAGCATCGATAGAAATCTTAGCCCACTCTTTATAGTGCTCGTTCATGGCGATAACCATTTGTCGTGCGTTATCTTGCATGGCGTTCTTGCTCTGAATGTTTGTCAGGGCAATAGTAGCTTCACGTTGCTTGATGTCTAGGCGTTTAACTTCCTCATCTAGCTGTCGGGCTTTCTCTGCAGCTTGCATTTCATTATCACGGCTCTTCTTAACTTTCTCTTCGAATTCCGGTGAAGTGTAATCTTCGAGGTAATCAAGAGGGTCTAAGTCAAGGGCTTCAATTGTCTTAGCAGCAATATTGATAGCAGCTTTAGGACTTACTGCAGCACCAGCACCTGCTTGTTGTAGAGCAGGGATGATCTCCTTACCAACAATCTGCATCTTTTTAACTGTGCTGGAGTTACCGTGGTCACCTACATCAGCATCAATGTCAAGGAGCATATTAGAAGGTAGGGTAGCAGGGTCTACACTTTGTAGGAACGACTTAGCATCGTAGTACTCTACTTCTTCACCGCTCTTAAGGTGCTCACGAAGAGTCTTATAGACACCTTCAACAAGACGCTTAATACCTGTTTCAACGAACCTACGAGCCATGTACTGGATACGTACTTGAGCAGCAGATTGTACTTGTGATACTTTCTGCTCAGAGTTACCACTGACATAGAGGACGTCGTTAAGACCTTGAGCTGCCTTTGAAAGACCTGTAGCTTGCTCTTTGTGAGTTTGGAGGAACTCAATAAGAGGTACTGTACCCTGACTAATAGTGTCAGGAGTCATTGGAGCTACAGCACCGTTAGGATTACCGTTAGTAGCGACAATCTGCTTAGGCTTCATGTTTTGAAGGGCAGAAAAGTCTACTACGTTAGGGTCAGCTAGTTTAGGGCTATAGTTGGTTAGGTATACATTCTCTACGAAGCCACGAAGGATAGCTGTAGTAGCTAGCGTCGAAGGACGTACCATATCAGCTGCACTAAGACCAATGAACTCGTGCGGGATCTCAAATGGGCATAGACTTGCAAGGGGAACACACGTAGCGTCTTTTTCGAAGATCAGTGTATTACCAGCAACAAAGATATGCTTGAGTTCTGAGATACCGTCACCATCACGGTCAACACGCATCCAGCACTCAACAACTGTTACACCTTTGTTAGCTTCGATGTCGATAGCTTGTCCACGACCTTGTGCGTGGGCTTCTACACCAGAGAGGATTTTACGAGTAGACTCTTCGCTAGACATTAGTTTAGTGTTGGTAGCCATTGTACCAAGCTCATCCCAATCAATGTCGTCGCGTTCAGGGAACATCTTACGAAGTTCACTTACAGTAAGTTCTGTCTCGATACCACTAAACATGGCATCTTCAAAACTAGTAGCATCCTTGCTGATACGGAAGTTTTCAGGAGGTACGTTAGCAATAACAACCCTTGACTTACTTACCTTTCGACGAATACGTACATCCTTGTAGAAGTTAGCGTATGTTTGTGTACCGTCTGGGAGGTTCATGACACGAGGTTCGTATTCGAGGGTACCTACAACCTCTACGTCCTCTTCAGCAAGCATATTATCAAGAGAGCTTTGATCGATCTCTTCAAAGTCTTCAAACATGTACTCGTGGTCTTCAACGAAGTCCCAACGAATAATACTGTTCTTCCACAGTAGGGCGCTTTTAATCCAAGTGTTGAGGATAGACCAACCGGGGTTTAGTTTAAAGATTGTGTAGTTAGTTAGATCAGCTGCAACCCGAGCTTGATGCATATCTTTCGGGGAGCTGGTGACAGGTTTAAACTTAGCAATCTTGTTGTTGTTGAATAGGAGTTCTGCAATGATAGCAGTGTAACCTTCGACGACCTCAACAGTGTCAGAAGAAACAATCTGAGAGACACCTTGGGGTAGCAGGTGACCTTTAGAAAGCATTCCATATTCTAGAGTAGCCTTTTGGCGCTCTCCGGAAAGCTCGGTACCTGCAAGCCAATCTCCGGAAGAATCACGGAGGCCGGCTTCGACGAGGGATACAAGCTTTTCATCTGTGATAGGCTCGTATTCTTGTCGTGTTTTCATTTTAGGCATGTTGGTATTTATCCTCTCCCACCTAAGGGATCAAGCAGACAATCATTCTTGTGTGTTAGTGCAAGTTGTTTTTTCCACACCTGTACAACTGGCAAAACAGGCAGGACACATGGGATCTTTTAGCGACCACGCACGGGAAGATTAGGTTCCTTAACGGGTTGCTGTGTCTGTTTGGGAAGTGTTTGCACATTCTTCCCTGTAGGGTTCGGCTTCAGGAACTCTTTAATAGCTTGAGTTGAAGCTTTATCGTTATAGAATTGTTTGTTCATTTTTGTAACCTTTTACGGTGCAACGAAGAAGCCCGCTGTAATACGCCAAATAACGTTTGTTGTAGCAGGGCCAACAATTGTAGTTGCCGTATTTTGAGCTGCCGAAACGATTGGAAAAGCAAAGTCTTCTCGCCAACGATCAATAGTGCCTTGCGCAGCAGCCTCTGCAGGAAACGAAAAAGCTAGTGAACCGGGTAGGTTAGTTGTAGTAACTGTTACAGGGGCAGCAGCAGCTGTTAGAAGGGCTGTAGCAAAACGATTGATAGACAAGTAAGTTAGATAGTGTCGAAGACCAACGCCGGGAGCTGCAAGCGTTAGGGTAACAGCGGCACCAGCAGCACCTACGGCAGTACCAATAGAAGGTGTTACACTTCCATAACGAGCACCATCATCAAAATCAGCGTTAGAAGCCATTAGGGTCGCAACAGCAGTACCCGAAGTATAAGCTGTAACAATAGCTCGAACACGACGGTAACCTGCGCAAGATCCTGACCAAATACCGGGAGCAGTACCAACAATACCTAGCAGGAAAATACCACCCGTATTAGGGCGCACAGGGATTAGCTGCCAGTTGGTACCGTCAACCGTTCCTTGAATGGCTACCGTCATACTAAATGTGCCTCGTAGGTCGATAGACACAAAGGAAGCACCGTCGCAGTCCGTTACAACTTCAGCGTTAAGGGCACCGAGGTTACCCGCAATAAATAGATTCTCGCGAGGGTCGAGCAGACCAACAGAAAGATTACGAGATAGTTTCATAGTATTTTAGATTCCGATTAGTTGAATGCGAACTGGACCGGAAGCCTGCTCGCGAAAATTAATTTTGACAAAAGCATTATTCGTACCGGGAGTCGCTACAAGGGCAATTACATCAATACCTTCAGGACCATTCTCATCCGTGTCTAGATGTGGTGCTACAGTTGCTACAACAGCTGTAGTAGGAGTACAACCTGTAAAGGTAACCGTTTGCTCATGCTCGAAAGACAAGTGAGGCACATTAATAGTAGCTGTAGTTTTAATACCACTACCACCGCCACCACCTGAAGGAGTTACCCAAGCAGTGTCGAAGTCTGTGTTAGATACTTTAGCTAGCACTTGGTTAGTAGTACCACCTGTGGGTACACCTACACCATTAGTACCGTTTGTTCCATTAGTACCATTAGTACCCGCAGGTCCTTGGATACCTTGAATGCCCTGAATACCTTGGATACCTTGTGGTCCTGTTAGGTTGTCAATGACAGACCATAAGCCACCAGACTTGAAGAAGACATCTCCGTTAGTATCCCGAAGGTAGTAATCTCCGTTAATGCCCAGACCAGCAGAAGGGACTGCTGAGCCAGAATACCATACACTTCCGGGCGCACCCGCAGGTCCAGTAGCACCGGTAGCACCTGCTGCACCAGTAGCTCCAGTAGCACCTGTAGGTCCAGGGTTTCCCTGTGGTCCTTGAGGCCCAGGATCTCCTTGTGGTCCTTGTGGCCCAGTAGCTCCAGTAGCACCTGTGGCTCCCGCAGGACCAGCCGGTCCGGGATCGCCTTGAGGGCCTTGTGGACCAGTAGCACCTGCAGGACCTTGTGGACCAGCCACACCTTGGATACCCTGAGGGCCTTGTGGACCTGTTGGCCCCGCCGGACCTTGAATACCTTGTGGACCCTGCGGTCCAGTAGCACCAACAAGGGAAAGTACCCTATCAGAAATTTCTAGTTGAGCAGCAGGTAGTGTAGTTACTTCTAGCGTTACTTCTTCAGAGGAAACTTCTGTGTAACTATTTTGTACAACAGTAATTTCTGTAGCCATAGTTACACCTCACCAGTCTCTACTACTTGAACAGGGAACGGGTCAAGGATCTCTTTAGTTGCACCAATGGTATACTCGATTTGGACCATATAAGTTACTGGTCGTAGGCCCGTACTTTGTGCCTGTGACACTAGTACACGGAATGTACCACCAGTACCGGGATCCTTTTCTACAGTCAAAGGAGTTACTAGAGCTAGGCTACCTACTTCACGTAGGGCAGCATAGATCGTAATTGCTGTGACATCTTGAGGGGTTCCATTTGAGTCTTTCTTGACGCAAGCAAAGGAAGCATTAGCCCTCTTTTTAATAGTAATAGTTGACATTATAGGAATGCTCCTTATTTGTTTTTACAGCCAAGTAGTTTCTTGTGTTGGGATTAGGTCAGTACGCTGCCCAAAGGGAACCTTATTGACAGAGAGCTTATCTCCGTGAGTCCTTAAGACTTCAAGGGCAATAGCTGTAGCGATAACCGTATCGTCACAATAACCGGGAGCAGCTTCAGTTTTACCGTTGTCGTCAGAGATATATGTAGACATTTCATGGATAACATGTTTGGAAGGAATCCAGATGTCTTCATGCTCAATGGCGTTCTTAAGGTGTCCAATGATGGCAGGCTTGGAAGCACTTGTAGTCCTCCAACCTAGTCGTTCACCTTCTTCTTTACTGATGTTAGCTGTCTTAGTTTGTTTGTACAGGTTAACGTAATTCATCTGTACTAGTCGGTTTAGTGTGGCAATACCCATAGAGTTGTTTTCTACAGCAAGGAGGGCATTATTGAAGTACCTTCCAAGGTAAAACAAGAGATCACCAAACTTAGTAGGGTCAATGTAGTTATTACGGTATACAGCAACAATTTGTCGTTGTACATTCATAACTACACCAGCAGAGTAGTCTCTACCTACACCAAGGGAAGTATCTGCAGCTAAGACGAAGGCATCGTCGAATTTAGGATACTTGAAAATCTCTAGAGAGCCTTCCTTATTATCTTCAAACATGTAGCTCTGGAAGTTGAATTCCTTTTGGGCTACTACTGGTTGAGGGATAAGCTTACGGATCTTTTCTAGATTAAACACAGAAGAACCACTAACGACAAAAGCTTCTTCAGCTGTTGCGGGGTACTCTTGTCGGAACTTAGTGTGACCACTTTCAGCAATCTTAAGGCGACGCCAATATAGTTGGTCGTTGTCTAGTTGGAATTGTTCTTTTAGTTTTTGCTCATCTTCAGTGGGGTCAAAGCCAACAGGGGCTTCCCTACGGTATTCCGTCATGAGGAACCAAGGTACGAAGATAGGGATGTAGTCGTTACGGCCAGCTACAGCGTCATGCCATAGACGGTGGAACTCATTACCAACACCGTTGGCGGTACTTTCAAGGATTACTTCGGTACCGTCAGCTTCGGAGATTCCTTGGAAGAGTCCCGCGAGGATTTTACTGTCATGGCCCCAGAAGGCAACTTCAGACAAATGAGCAATAGTTGGAGTAGTACCACGACCAGCTTCAGGAGAGCCAGCGGTATAGAGCCTATAACCGCTATCATTGTGTTCAAATCCAATTTCTTTAGCATTAGATTTCTTTAGCTCCGGTTGGAAGTCTTCAGGCATGTACTGAATAATGTTCCTAGACATGTTGAAGAGGGCGTCAGAAGTAGCCGCATCGTGGGCCATAACGACTGACTTGTGGTGTTCATTGAAGTAAGCTTTCCAGAAGACTCGGGCAGTAGTGTATGTTGAAATACCCATCTGGCGAGCTTTAAGGATAATAGCTCGTACCTTGCCGGTCTTTGCGAGTTGATCTTCAATGGCGTTATTGATGATTTCCTGTGCAGAGTTAAACTTGAAGGGAACAAATCCTTTAGAGACGTCTTTGGGGAGAATCTTGATTTGCTCTTCTGCAAAAGACTTAAAGTTAGATTTGTACTCAGCAAGCTTTTCTCTACGTTTGGCTTCCCTTGCGAGGGCGAGCCTTTCGGTGTTAGAGAGTTTGGTTGCCATGCATGTGTCCTGTACGTAGTGTCCTATAAGAATTTCTATTCTATTAGGGGTCAGCTGTTACCAGCTGCTTTGCACAACAGGATCTTTGAAGAATCCTGTGGAGGTACCTTTTTGGAGAAGTTCCCCCTAGGTTTCTATGGGTGAGCCTGTGTATGTCTGAAAATTTTCGTGGTTTGTTGGTTTAGGGGTTGTTTCTTTTCGGACCCCCTTGCTTGCAACCCTGTGGCTCTAGCGTCTTGCTGGAGTCCCTTCAACCCGGCTCTCAAGGAGATAGCCATGACCCGCACCCCGACGATGGGCGAACTCTTCGCCACCCTCCCCTACACCGCGTTCATCCTCGTGTGGACCGGTAACGACCGTGAGGCCCGAGCCTTCGTGGACCCCGCTGTTGCGTTGACCTACGTCCTCTCGCTGCCTAGCCGCAACGAGAAGCCCGAACTGGAGACTGTGTACGTTAGGGACAACCGCTCGGACGTCCTCTACATGGTCCACGGAGAGGAGCTCGACAGCGAGGGTTACCCGGAAGAGGTCACCAGCTACGAGTGGTTCGCCGAGGATGCGATTGCTCTGTACAGCAGACTGAAGGACGCGAGCATCAAGAAGATCCTCGTGGTTCGCTAACCGCCGAAACCCTCGTGAGAGGGTCTGCGATAGGGTGGCTCCCTACGCACTGATGAGGCAAGCCAACAACCGTCACTCAAGGAGATTGACATGTTCTGGTTCAACGTGTTTCTGGTCTGGCTCGTAGGTGCTTTACTCATCGTGCTCTTCATGAAGGGCGCTTCCATCGTTTCTCGTTCCAACACCGACAAGGAGTAATCATGGTTCGCATTTACCTCAACGACAAGCTCGTTGCCACGTTCTCGAACAGGGCAGCTGCTGAGTCGTTCCTTCGTCGCGTTGATCCGCTGTACTGCAGCGACTACGTGCTCGTCTGAGTCTTCCTACAGAGCATCTTCTCCGGAGGGTGCTCTAAGGAGTGCTCACAGTGAGTCTCCACAACCCAACCCAAGAGGATAGTACCATGACGTCGATCACCTTCAACACCAAGACCACCAAAGCCGCTCTGAACGGTGAGATGATCACCGAGAAGCCGGTCGCTCAGTTCCGTACTCGCTATCAAGCCGAAGACCGCGTGAGTGCCTCGGTGAAGATCGTGGCCATGCACTTCGACGAGAAGCTGCGTCAGATTCGTGTCATCGGTTCCGACACGAAGATCCGCAAGTGCAACGTCGATCGTCTCCCGAGCGTGGAAGTCGGTCGTGAGCTGTGGAAGATGCTGGCGAAAGCTGGCAAGGAGCAGAAGGAAGTCCAGTTCGTTGCTGCCGGTGGTTTCAGCCCGGATGTGTGGTTCTACACGGTCAAGTGATTAACTAGTCATTGTTGGTTGGACTATAACTAACCAACACCCTCAACTACTCAAGTGAGATTAGCATGGTTAGAATCCCTGAGCCGTACGTAGCACCAGCTGCAACCAACGAAGTGGAATATCTTGCTGTTGTTGGTGTAGTGAGGTCATTCCTCAACTGTGGTCTGCGCGATGCTGTCGAACTGGTGAAGCTCAACTTCGCCGACACTAACAAAATCACTAGTGGAGAACTCGGTAGGTTTCTTCGCGATTGTGCCTTCGAGGATCTCTACCGAGATCGTCAAGACAACCCGATTCAATCCAAGCGCCCACGAGGATAACATGGCTGCATTCAAGATCGCTGTGTCCTTCCGGCCCCTGAAGGAAATCCCTCTCATGATCTACCGCGATTACACCATCGAAGCTATCGACATGGAGGATGCAGTCAAGAAGGTCGAAGTGATGGTCCACAACGTGTTCCCGAAGAGTTCCATCTCGCAACTGTCTGTTGAGGAGTAATACCGTGCGACGCTTTGAAATGCTGCAAGACCTGAAAGGCTACGACAAATCCCTCGTGGATTACATCGAAGGGTTCATGAAGAGTGTCGTCGATGAGCCACACGAGCAAGCTCTCTTTATGCCTCACCTTGGTGGTAACGTCCTCATGGTGGAGAGCAAAGAAGAGTTCCAAAAGATGTTCGCTGATTATGGTAGCGAACCGGAGATATTCCGACAGTTGGATCACCACATGGCGTACGGTTACATCACCAACAACAGCGGTGGACCGATCTTTATTGTCAGCAACGATCTGTACGACGAGATCCAAGGAACGAGGAATGACATTGACGACAGTGTAGATGAGACCAACTACGACCCGTATGCTGGTTGTGATACTTTCGACCGAGGTGAGTAACATGTCTAACACCAAGACCCTGAAGGAACTCATGGAAGCTATCCAGATTGCTATCCTCCCGGTGATGACCATCATCAACGACCAACCGAAGATCCTCTGGTACGTCGGTTGTATGCAAACTGACTACTGCTTCCCTGAAGAGACCCACATCATGAGTCGCCCTGCCATTGTCCACATCGACAACCGCTACAACGAGCGTCACCTGATGGAATTTCTAAAGAGTCCCTCTACCGCAGAGTTCCTTTCTGTCGAAGATGCTCTTGCGTGGGCGAAATCCCTCGCAGATATCCGTGCAGAGGCTACCGGGAATAGCTCCTTCATGAAACTCCCTGCAGTAATGATGTAGCTTCGCCGACCGTAGGTCGTAAATAGTGATCCCTTCAGGTAAATCTACTGCATTAGCCACTGCTTGTAGCTACTTTGGCTGTAACCGGGCCGAGTATGAGCGAGTTTAACTGCAGAGAATGCCTGAAGGGAGCTATTTTGAGTGCATTTGGCGAACCATCCAAGAGGAATCTACACATGTACACCTTCCAGACCGTCGCAGCTGCTCCTAACGAAGAGATCAAGGAGTGGCTCCAAGAATGTGCCTTTGATCTGGCCTATACTGATCCTGATGCCTTGATCGAAGAAAGTGGTGGTGTCCTCCACCTCCTCGAACGTCCCACCGATATCCACCTCATTAACCTGCCTGAAGGGGTCAAGCTCGTAGACCTGCCCACAGAACCCGACTACTACGGTCGTATCACAAGGAACTACTACGTCCTAGCCTTCTTCGACAATGACGCTGGTGGTGATCGTTATATCATCCCCAACAACCTTGCGTTCAGTGTTGAACAACTGATTGGAGAAGCTAAATGAAGCGCTCCGCCAGTAACTACGGTTGGACCTCTGGTACGCCTGATGAGTTCATGCATAAAATGGACAACCTCAGGCAAGCAGCTAGTATCCTCCTGCGTAAACTAGATGTAAACACGATTGCCTTCAGTGGTAGCTCTGGTTGTGCTG